GTTAGTCTCTAATTCTTCTGAAATTTGTATATCTTCTATTCCCATGGTTTTGTGACTTTACTTTGTTTTTGCGAACAAATCAAGAGGTGGCATGATGACTGTTACGTCTCTCTGCACATCCTCTTCAGGTATATTAGCAGCTTTTAAAGATTCTTCAGTCTCATATACTTCACCTGTTTTCTTGTTCTTAATTGTTGTTATTATCTTTTCAGGTACTAGTGTTGGTATATCTGTCATTATGTTGTTACCTCTTTCTTGATATTTAAATAACTAATAGCTACATCAAACGAGTCTGATGTGCTTGATTGTACTGTAAAGGTTTTGCCACCTTCTACTATTAGCGGTTGGGTTAATAATTCTTTAGTTTGATTGGCTGTTAACGCTGCTGATTTCATAGCTGTAATATTATTGTTAAGAATTGTTACACTTGGTGTACCAGCTGATGTAACTAATATAGATTTAATTAAATATGTTTCACTAACTAAAGGATTGCCTGAACCAAATGGAGTTAACGCAGCACCGCTAGTGCTATCATCTATTCCTACAAATTTATACTGATTTACTGTTGCCATTAATCTAAAAAGAAACTTCTAGCTTCTATCTCCTGTTTTAATTCTTCTTGAAATGTAGTGTTAAGTTTTTCTAACACCGCATCTAAATCTCTAACCAAAGACTGTGCTACATCTTCCTCATACTCTGAGCTTGCTCTAGTTAATGTTTGTACTATCTTTGCCATTATGTTGTATAAAAATTTGTTACTTCTTCAAGAGTTGCTGGATCGTTAGGATTATTAAATGGACTAATATTATTTAATATTTCTTGATCAGAAATACCCATTATATTTTTTAAATTTTTTTGAGGACCAGATAACATTTGTTGTTGTTTTTTAGTTAATCCAGCTATTAAATCATTTGATGGGTATTCTACATCTATACTCATGATGCCGTCTTCTTGTGGTTGTGTATCAAAACTATAATTAGTAATACCATCTGCATCACTTTCATAAACTTCGCCACCTGGAAAAACATCACCATCATAATATAATTGGTCATCAACACCTGCACCAAACAACATTCTATCTCCACCATACATTGAATTATCTAAACCTTCTTTAAATTGAGGAGATGCCCACATAAAATCAGGAGCTTGAGCTTTTGGCGTTTCTGCTGCACTTATTAATGAGGGTATATTATTTAAATCACCCATTTTTAATTTACTTAAATCTAATTTTTTAGGTTTTCCTATGTCTCCAAACCTAGAATATCCTGTAGTATCTACATTTTGATTTATTTTAGCATTAAGATCAAAATCATATGTGCCTGGTTTAACTCCAAATAAACCTAATCTATTAAACTCAGACATATCTCTTTTTTTAGGAGCAAATATTCCCTTACCATAATCATACGCAGTTCCAATCGCACCACCTACAAAAGGTATACCTGTTAATAAACTTCCAAGGCCACCTAAAATTCTTCCACCAAATCCTGGTTTTACTTGTCCAGCTTTAGGACCCGATGTGTATGTATCTGTGTATCCATATTTATTAGCTCCTCTAAAAAGATTACCTAAAAATCCTCGTTCACCTGTGTACTTTTGTAAAGGTCCATAGGTTCTATTAGCAATGTTTTTTCGTTCGTATATATTTCTCCCTGTAAGTTTACTAAGATCTCTAGCTTGTTTTCTTTCAGCTATTTGTAATGCAGCTCTTTGATTTGCTTTTTGTCTATCAAAATCTCTATCACTTTGTCCAGGTCCTTGACCAGAAAAACCTGCGCCTTCATTAGCTCCTCCTCCTGCAGATGTATCTCCACCACTGGCTCCGGCTCCACCAACATCTCCAAAACTATCTAGTGACATAATTCCCGATGGACCCATGTTAGGACCACCTTCTAGTCCACCATGTATGTTTGCTTTTAAAATTAAATCTTTTTCTGCTTCTGTAATGTAAGCTAATTCTGTTGCAGGTTTATCAGGAGCTGATTGCCATTTTCTAGGAGCTTGAACTTGTGGTTGTTTACCCAAGTAATTATCAACCCCACCTTGAACAGTTGGTTTTATTTTTTTATCAATCATTATCTTCTTCCTCCAGCATGTATATCTAACCTAAAAGTGCCTAATTTCCAACTAGTATCCACAGCTGTGTTGGATATTGTAAGAGCTATAGCTCTTGCTCTAGCTCGTGTGTCTACTTTATTTGTTGATGATGTTATAGTAAAAGGTCCTAATGATGAGCTAGCTGCTGTGTTATTAGGATAGTTTCTTAAATCTAATTGTATTACTGCATTTCCAGTTTGTGATATAAAGTCAGGTATAATTCTACTAACTCTCATAATGTTTTCACCATCTCCTCTAAGATCACCTAAACTAGTTTGAGCCCCTCTAACAACTTTTTGTGTAATATCATAATCTCCAGAAGTAATATTAGCAGGAATTGCTGTTGTTACTCCTAGTCTTACTTGATTAACTCCTGTTTCATGTTCATAGTAGTATGTAATTCCTTCAGTGTTTCCCGTTACATCAAAAGATGTATCTGTGCCTGCATCATATTGAGTTGCATGGGGTAATCCAAATACAGATGAATCTTGCCATGCAGTTCTAATAAATAAAGGACTTGCATTAACAAACCATATAGGTCGTTTAGCTGTAGAATCTAGATAACTATATGTAACTGATTGTGTGTTTACATTAGAGTTAGCTTCTGGATAAAACCATGTAACTTCTCCAAACAAGTTATTAATACCTGCATAAACCATTTGATTAGATGTTGTATTTAAATTGTCATAAACATAGTCTTCAACCAAGCAATCCATAGATTCTAGTTTACCGGTGTATCTAAAGAAACCATTATCAGACATCCAGTACGCAGCACCATCAACTTCAACAGCTGCATTCTTACCTATCAATCCACAGTTTGTACCAACCTGTTCAAAGGCAAATGTAAATGGTTGACCTACAAAACGCATGGTAAATAAAGCTGTGTCACTCCAAACGTAAAGTGCATTTCTACCAAGTTTAGCACCCATGATCCGTGATCCGGCGGCCAGTCTTTGTGTACCAGCACTATTGGTTGCTGTTGGTGTATAATCTGTAATATCTTCTTGAGACGAGAATCTTATAAACATATCGTCTTGAGTTGTTTTATCACCAATAGTTGTCTCTGTTCCAAAAAATACTAAGTGACGATCGGGAGTAGATACTAACATATCTCTAGATGCTGTCGGTGCCCCAGATATAATTGTAGCTCTTGTTGTTACAGCATTTGTTAAATCTGAATTCCATTCAAAACATTCGCCGTTAAATATTAATGCGATAGCTGTGCTACCTAAATTATCTATAGACCACATACCAGGTTCTGCAACTTTGTCTGTAGATGTTGCTGCTGAACCCCATCCAGAAAAACCACTGTAATTAGTAACTGTCGCACCATTACTGTGAGTTGCATTAGTTGTTCCGCGAACGTTTCTTGTAATTCCAGTAAAACTTGTAGAGGTAAGTCCTGTGTAAGAAATTTCTTCGTTATCTACTTTAATATAATTTGTTCCACTAGATGGAAATCCTGTTGTGCTGGCTACATTAATTGTAGTTCCTGAACCACCAGTTCCAGCAGAGTCAGCATTTAATGCTCCGTTTAAAGTTGTTGTTTGTGGATTTGTAACGGTACCACCCCATTGAGATATACCATAACCAAAGACTCCAACCTGATCTGGTGGCCCTACATGGTAGTATTTATAATAAGTTATGCCTCCAGAAGTAGTTGCTCCACTTCCTGTCTCAACACTTGGCATTGTAATAGTTAATGTTGTTCCAGTTGGAACACTTGTTACCATAAATTTTTTATCACAAAAATCTGAAGCTCCAAAATTAGAATTAGTGATAGCACTAAAAGTACTTGTATCTCCAAATAAAATAATATCACCTGCTTCAAAATTGTGTGCTGATGAAAAAGTAATAGTTACTGCCGGGTCATTATTAACAGTGCTGAAAGCATTTGTAAGGGCTGTGCCAGATGGATTAACTAAAGGATGTATATCGTAATATACTCCCCCTGTGTAAGCATATAAAATTCTGTTTGTACCAATAAGAGAGTATTTAATACCTGTTTTATTAACCATGTGATGCAAACCCCTAGCTGCACCAGTTAATTTACTGTCTCCTAATTGAGACCAACCACCTATTTTTTCAGGCGTACCATACCTAAAACGTACATTTTCTCCACCTGTCCATTGAGATTCAGCTCCGGTAGATGTAACTTGTTTGTTGAAACCTGGTAAAAAACCTAATTTTTGTAGCATAGTGGCCTTCTATTATATAATTAAAGGTTAGAATATACTATATTTTATTATTTAACGCTATATCTTTAAAGTAAATCATACCAAACAGCTAAAGTATACCTCTTTCCTTTAATAACAGGGTTAACTTTGTGGTAGAGTCTATTTGAAAAACTAACAACAGATCCTTTTTTAGGGGAGTGTGTTATTTTTGTATGTTTCATAGCGTCAGATGGATCATTAGCTGTTACTAATTCACCACCTTCATAATCATCGTTTAAAAATATTATAGAAGTACCCTCATAAAAAGGATAATCTCTATGCCAATCCATACTTTGACCTTCATTCCATTCCACAACTTCAATATTTTTAACGTAAAAACGTTGAGCAGGCATATCATTAGCAATATGATAACTCATAAAAGTAATCATTCTTTTTACATCATCTTCTTCTGCAATCAAATCGTAAAGCCTTAAGACTTTTTTGTCATTAAAGACCTGTTTTTTATCATCGCTTCGTTTATATAGATTTATAAACCAGTCACATAATGAATCTAGTAAAAAGTTTTTGTGATACATTAAGAGTGACTCCAATAAAAATGAGTAATGGTAAATCTACCTAGTCCTTTATTTCTGTATTCGTTATCTAAAAGAACAGGAGTAACTTTATGTAAATAATAACTTGGAAATAATAGCATACGATTATGTTTACATTTAACATTCACATTAGGTTGTGTAAATATAAAATCTCCTCCCGTAAATTTTTTAGGTTCTTTAAAAAACCATATAAGAGCAGTAAATTGAGGGTTGTCATGATGAGTTTTATATTCATGAGCATTATCATAATAACTAATTATAGAAGAGTTTCTATCCGTAAGACAAAATTGAACACCATGAGGCATAGCTTTTTTTATAAAATCTTGAAACCCTTTATCTTGAAACTTTTTCGTGGCTGACATGATTGAAGAAACGTGTTTATAATTTTCAGTAAACATAGCATCAGGATATATTCTCCAACTGTTACTTAAATTAACTCCATCTTGTTTTGCTGAATAATCAGCAGCTCGTTCCAAATTATCTGGTCGATAATAAAAATCTAATTCTTTCCAAATTAATTTTTCTTCTTCAGGAGAATACCAGTTATCTGATACAATAAAGGGAAATATCTCACCGGAATTAACAGATGTTATTGTTCTCATATTTTAGGTATTCCTATAAATTTTCTTGAATCATATTTAATTTTTTCTGAGTCTTCATTTTTAATATTGTAATGAAGAAATACTTGAGCACAGTTGTTGCCTTGAAAAGATTCTCTCCAATGTTCAAGAACACATCCTTTGTATATCAACATGTCTCCGGGGTCTAATTCTACTTTCATACCTTTATTTCCAATAACTTTGTAAGGATCATTTTCTGGCGGTATATCTGTATTTGTAGGATCTAAATATATTGGCCATGGATCACCCCCTAAATTCATTGTTGTAGATATCTCACAACTAGGTCTATCTTTATGTCGATCTAAGACATCATCTTTTTTATATATTCTACAATAAGAATACATTTCAATTAACTCTTGCTCTATTTGCTTTTCCATTAAAGGTTTTAGTTTAAGTAAAAGTATTTCCATTACTGTATCTCCGTAAACATGATAAGTATTATCAACTTGTCCGTCACCCCAATAACCAAAATGTTGAGTAAAAGCAGGTATCAATTTTTCTTCAAATAAATAACCCGCTATTTTTCGTCTTAAACAAATATAATCATAAATAAATTTAGCCATCTCGGTAGAGATAGCTTTCTTTACAACCATATAATTATTAATATTAAAATCATTCATACTGTAAAATCAAAGTTAATAATATATCTGTGCTTATATTTAATAGGAGTATTGCCAGCGTGGTATTGATGTCCTTCAAAATAAACTGCACTTCCCTGTTTAGGTGTGTGTTGTAAGATAATTTTTTTATCTATATCTTTTAAAACATTTGTAGAATCCTCTCTATTAAAAAATTTATCAAAAATAAAAGTATCTCCATCTGAATCATTTATGTAATAGACTAAAGTTTTATACGGTCCGTTATGTTCAGGCAAATCTGTATGGGGTTTGTTAAATAAAAATTTTTCCCTATCAGGATGTTGAAGAGTAAGTCTTAGTCGTACTCGCAAAACTTGTTTAACAAAAACATTTGTTTTTTCTGCAAAGAAATATAAAATAGGTCTAAACAATCCCCATTCCATAGAATCTTCTTTTCCCTGCATAACTAAAGAATGACTAAAACCTACATTATCTAAAAATTTAATTCCATCAGTAGGGGGAGTGTTTTCATCATATCCAATACTTGATGTATAATACAGAGGTACATACGATAACGTTTGCTTTAATTCATTTTGATATACTTCCGGGATTAAATTATCTATTACTAAAGGTTTCATTTTAATGGCAACTCCGCTAAATAATCATTAGAATCAAGATTTCCTCTTAAAAAAGTATTAAAGGATATTGAAATTCTTGTTGTTGAAGACAGATTTTTATTTACACTATGCCAAACAGTAGAAGGAAATAAAACCAACCGGTTGTCTCTTGCTTTAACAAAAGTTGATAAATTATTTTCATGATTAAACTCTTTTCTTTTCCAGGTTAAACGCCATAAGTTTGTGTTAGGGTGTTCAAGTTCAAGATCAGGCGTTTCCTCGTCTGTTTTAATATAATAAACTCCTGAAACAATACTATTAGAATGATAATGCATAGGGTGTCTTTGTTGTGGAGGTAAAAAATTAACCCATGAATTAGTCATATATAATTCTTCATCACAACTCATGACTTCATTTTTATATCTATCAATACATGCTTGTATAGCGTCTCTAAGTCTTTTTAATTTTTTATTTTCTAAAATATTCTTATCACTAGAAGAAACATTGTCTAAGTAAGTATTTTTAGTATTACCAGAAGGTGTATTAACTATAGTAGATGTTTCCTCTTCACTTAAAGGTTTAAAATCAAAGACAACAACAGGGGTGGGAAATAATTTTAAAAGAAGCATATTTGTAAATTATTTATTTGTTTCATGGTATATATTTTTATTAAGAAAATCATACAAAGATAAGCAATGGTTTACTGCATCGTTCCATCGTCGTTTTCTTTTTTCTAAGTTAATAATGGATGGTTGCCAACTTGGGTACATTGCTCTAAGATCATTTAAATATAAACCATACTTTAAAGCAAATTCATCCGTAGCTCCCCAGTTCATACCTGTGCATATACAAGCCGCGCCATGATCATTAGAATAAGAGAAGTTAGAGAATCTCCAAAAAGCTAAATCCTGAAACATGCTGTCAGTAGTTTTATAAAAAGATTTTAAATTATAATCTCTTTTTTGAATTGCTTTCCAATAAGGAGTGTCGGTTCTTGCAGAAAGAGCATAGTGAATAGCAACAAATTCTGCAAAGTATCTAAAGGAATTTGTACAAGATAAATTAAATTGTTCTTTTGTAAAATTAGATATACTTCCTCTACCTAAAATTCTTACTAGTCTTATTAAAAATTCATGGACAGATAGGAGTCCATTACCTTCTAATGGTTCTATAAATCCTGCAGCTAACCCTATCGCACAGACGTTTTTTACAAACAATCTTTTATGAATGCCTACTTTCATTTTTAAATTTCTAAAATCTAAATCATCTCTTTTAAGATATTTTTTAAACTCTGTAAGAGCATCTTCATCTGAAATATATTTATCTGAATAAGTATACCCTGTTCCCATTCTACTCCACAGCGGTACATTCCATACCCAACCATTTTCAATAGCGGTGCAGTTTGTGTATGGTACTAATTCTTTTTTCTTATCTTTATATTGTATTCTTGTGGCCCATGCTGAGTTATTAGGTAGGATATCTTCGTAACTTATAAAAGGTTCCTTTAAAGTTTTGCCCAGTAGTAAAGATTTAAAACCGGTACAATCTATAAAAAGATCTGCTTTTAATTTTCCATTATTACTTGTTTGTAGATAATCAATTCCTTCTTCATTAGTTTTAACATCAACCACATCGTCCTCAATAATCGTTCCTTTTATTTCTTTAAATTTTTTTTGAAGAAACTGAGCAAATAATGTTGCATCAAAATGATAGCCTGTGTTTTGTTTAAAGTCATATCTACCTAAATTTATTTTTTCTTTTCTTGAATCAAAGATTTTATTTTGATTAACTAAAGCCATTGTTGGATAATAAGAATCAGCAAAATCAGACACAGGAGTCTCGGGGTACATTATTTTTTTAAAATACCAATCATTAAAATCTGCTATTGTATTAGATGTTTCTGGTAAACCAAAGGGATAATGAAATCCTCCATCACCTTTTTTATAAAAATCTTGAAACCGAATACTTAATTTATAGGAAGCATTACACTCTTTCATAAAATCTTCATCTTTAATCCCAACTAAAGAAAGCCATTGATTAATCTGTCCTAGTGTACTTTCTCCTACACCAATAATTGGAATTGATTTACTTTGTAACATTATTATTTCTTTTTCTGGAAATAATTTTTTTAAAGTATAGGCTGTCATACAACCAGCACTTCCACCACCTAATACAATTATTTCCATGGGGGTCCTAAATTCCAGATAACTAAAGAATTTCTTTCTCCAGTTCTTATAGGTCTTACTTGATGAGTTACAAAAGAAGGAAATACTAATATAGATCCTTTTGGTTTTACTTCATCAAAAGTAATAATTTGTCTACCCTCTGTATTATTTCTAAGGTCTATTTCAAAATCACCACCAGTGTATTCATTGGGGTCTGTGAGATTTACAGTTACAGACAGTTTTCTAATTTTATCTCTATAATTAGGATGGGATTTTTCTCCAAAAGGTGATGGCATATCGTCAGCGTGCCAAGTATAAAATTCATCGGGTTTATATTTTGTAAATTGAATAGATTCAGACCAATTCCAATCAAAATTCCAGCCTGCATTTTTATTAGCTATATGAACATAGGGTAATATTAAATTATAAAGCCATTGATCATTTAAAAAACAAACTTCAGATTTTCTAATCTCTTTATTGTTAGTTACATTATCTGTGCTTCCTACTAAACCTTGGTCTAATACTTGTGAGTTTCCATGCCTTACAATATCATCACAAACATTTTCAGGAATTTCTCCCTTAAAGTACCAATAGTAATTTTTTAATCCAATCATGCTGTATCAACAGAATATAATTGATTTAAATTAAATTGTAAAGAATAAGATTAAGAATTGATGTAGATCAATTTTAAAAAATTAAGACCACTCGTCAGCTTTAACATAAGTATAAAGTGCTTGCATGTCCCAAACACCAGATCCGTAAAAAGCAAATGGTGTTGCAGGAACTTGAACAATTACTCTTCCTGATCCGCCAGCGCCTCCAAAAGACCCATGAGGTTGGTTTCCGTGACCTCCGTTACCTGTGTTTGCTCCACCAGCAGCTCCACCAGCTCCGCCTGGACCTCCAGCAGAAAGAGTTGTACCCGGTCCTCCTAAAGTTGTTGTTGCGCCGCTACCGCCTGATCCACCTGATCCTGAGCTACCAGCTCCGCCGCCACCACCTTTGCCATTTGGACTTTGTCCACCTGGATTTCCTTGAGGAGGTGAAAATGGGGGTACGTTTCCTTGACCTGTTGTTCCAGATGAACCTCCACCTGATCCCCCTTGTCCCCCTGAGTCAGTTGCGGCTCTTCCTCCTTTACCGCCACCTGTTCCTAAAAATGTTGATTGGCTGGGTGAAAAAGTTGTTGCAAAAACAGAAGGGTTTCCTTGTGAACCCCCACTATTTGTTCCACCACTACCGCCTTGACCTACTGTTACAGCAACTGGTCCTGTTACAGAAATTCCTGTAGCTTCTCTGAGACCACCGCCTCCGCCTCCAGAGCCACTATCTCCCATACCGCCGCCTCCACCTGCGCATACTACTACATCTACAGTAGTAGCACTAGCTGGTTTTGACCAAGTACCAGAAGCAGTAAAAGTTGTTGTCTCTGCGGGAGTAGTACCAGAATTTTCAACTGAAGCTCCTACGACTCCGCCGTTTAATCTGTTATTAGTTGTATCTGATGCCATAATTAATCTCCCGTGTAATTTATATCTATAAATTGTGCAAATGTAAAGCCGCTATCTGACCATGTTCCCGTATCAGGATTCCATGCATATAGAGTCTGCTGATCATAAGGTGGGTGAGGTATTATGTTTTTACGACCAACAAATCTTAGTTTATGTTCATCCCATGAATGAATCATTTCCAAACCATCAAGATCCGTATGACCTGGCTCTGGATGACTTTGAGTAGGCCATGGTATAGGTGCAATATAAGCACATTGATCTTCATCAAACACCCAAGAATTATGAGTTATAGCTTGATTAGATTTCATAGGTCGTGGAGGAATAAAAGCATCTCGAGCTTCATCCCAAGTGAAACCTAATCCTGCATGATTTTTTCTAAAAGGAGTTCCACCAAGTAAATGAGTTCCTCTAGCTGTATTGACAGAAGTTTTTTTCCAAAAATTAGGAGAGGGGTCTCCAAAAACTGATGTTAAAAAAGCTATTCCGTTTTCTTCTGATCCATTTTCATCTGAATCATTTACAACATGTACTTCTATTACAATGTTATTGGGATCGATTTTAGCATAACTTGCCATTCAATCTTCTCCTATTAACTTAACTCTTCGTAATTTATTGTAATAACAGCGTCTGAGTTGGCACTTGCGCCAGCTTCAATATTATCGCCTTCTTCAAGATAGATAGCAGAGTTTTTATCAAATGCAATCAATGTAGAATCTGCTGGTACAGAAACTGTACTCGCAATTGCTATAGGTGATCCACCTGATTTAGTTATAAAAACTGAAATATCGACAGAACTTGATCCATCAATGTTTGCAATTATAATGTTGTTAACTTTAAATACTTTTCCAGATGATCCTGCGTTTGCAAGAATTTCATTTGTTAATGTAGTTGTCAAAGCTTCTTGAACAGACTTAGCTGTTATCGTTGATACGTTTACTAGATTTGGTGCTGACATAATTTATTCTCCTGTGATCCTTTTATCCGAAAACTAATGCCATTGCAATAGCTTTTCCTGTTGTTGCTAATCCACTACCATTTGCTTGAACTTGACCAGTTCCTTTTGGCACTAAATTAATGTTAATATTAGTATCTCCCCCAGAAGCCGTAAAGGATGGTGCATTTCCAGCAGCTGCATTAGCAAAAGTTAATTCATTAATTGCTGAACCTGTTGCAGTTAATTTAAATAACTCATTTCCGCTTGTATCTAAAATTGAAGTTCCAATTTTAGGAGAAGTTAGTGTTTTATTTGTTAAAGTTTGTGTTCCAGTAAGAGTTACAGTACCAGCTGGTAGTGTGTAAATGTCTGGGTTAGTTCCATCGTTTGCAGTTGCAAATACAACAGCATCACCTTTATCAGTTGCTGAAAAAGTAAATGTGTCTCCTGAACCAGAAGCATATTTAAATTGTACTGTGTAAGCACCTGATGTTGAATTTCTTAAAAAATAAAATGTTTGTGCGTCTAAAGGAATTGTTACGATTTGGTTTCCAGTAATAGAACCCGTAAACTCAATCATTCTGTGAGACATAACTGCTCCAGTTGATCCATCAGAAACTGAAAGAGCTGTAGTTTGTGCTCCACCTGCTATTGATTGTGCAGAAAAACCACCTGAAATTTGTTCTATAATATTTAAATTGGTGTTAGTTTTTGTTCCCCATGTACCGGCGTTTTCA